TGCGGAAACTTGGTGTTTTGTCAGGAGGTAGTTCTCCAGAGACTTATCAGATTAATGATGGAACACAGGCTCTTAATGCAATGGTTAAGGGCTTTGAAACAGACGGTATGACCCTCTGGTCAATTAAAAGTTATACCTTCACTGTAACACAAGGTACAGCAGCTTATAACATTGGTGTAGGTCAGACGTTCAATACGGCAAAACCTCTTAAGGTTATACAAGCTTGGCGTAACCAAGACACAAATTTCTCTAACGTTCCTATGAACGTTTACACAAATTACAACTATGACTTACTGCCTTTAGCTCTGTCTTCTGGCACACCAGTTAATTTGTATTACCAGCCTCTACGGGACTACGGTGTAATTAATCTGTGGCCTAAACCTAACGATTCTGTAACAACAATTACATTACGTTATCAGGCTCCCTTTGAGGACATGACATCTTCTACAGATGACATTGACTTTCCGTCAGAATGGACAGAAGCTCTTATCTATGGACTAGCCCACAGGCTGTCTCCAGAATACGGTGTTCCTTTACAGGACAGACAATTGCTGGCTAAAGAAGCTGAGTTCTTCCACGATAAGGCATTGTCATTCGGTACAGAAGAAGGCGGTATATTCTTCCAACCTGATACGGCTGGAACAAGGACTAAATAATGCCTTACAGTAAGACCCCTGCTATTCAGACATACGAGACCAAGAGAGTCAATTTCATCTCCAATCCTCAACAGCGTAGTAGCGATGCTACCAAGGATTTCCGTCTGTTAAACATGATGGTGGAGGTGATTAAGAGTCCTGTTGGCGATCAAAGCAAATACTTTATTAAGAGCCGTCCTGGTGTAGCGACGGCCTTTAGTACAGCCACAGGCGAAGGCCGTGGTATCTATTACTGGGTGTTAAGTGGTACTGGCTATTGCATGGCTGTTGTTGGTAACAAAGTTTATGCAAACGGTACTAACGTACTTACCCTAGCAACTTCTACAGGAACTGTTGGATTTACAGAGTTTGTTACTTCTACAGGAACGGTCTCTCTAATCCTCTTGGATGGTACAGACGGTTATGTATTTAGTAACTCTACTACATACACAAAGATTACAAGTGCAAACTTCCCTACACCACACGTTCCAGTTCCAATTTTCATAGATGCCTATCTGTTTGTTGCTAAGCAAGGAACAGCAGATGTCTATAACAGTAACTTAGATGATCCATTGACATGGACAGCAGGAGACTTTATCTCTGCTGAGATGTATCCTGATCTGATTGTTACATTAACTAAGAACAACAACTATATCTATGCTGTGGGTTCTAGTAGCGTCGAATACTTATACGACGTAGCTAATGCTACAGGAAGTCCCCTAGGACGTCATGACTCTGCTGTGCAACAGTTTGGTACTGCTGCCAGAGACTCGGTTGTACAAACTGAGGTAGAGGTCATTATGATTGGGGAAACAGGTAACGGTGGACACACAGTGTGGACCATTGACGGGTTTAAAGCAACCGAAATTGGTATCCCTGCAGTAAAGAGTGCTCTTCTTGCAGAAGGCTCTGCTCTTCCTAACGCACAGGCATTCTGTATCCGTGTTTCTGGACAGAAATGCTATGTGATTTGTTTAACTAACAGGACATTAGTATACAGCTTTGATACAAAAATGTGGCACGAATGGAGTACAGGTACAGGATCGTTCTTATGCTCACACGCTACCGACGGTCCTAATGGCAGCGCTTACATGTTGGATAAAACCAATGGTAACATCTATACAATGGATGAGACGATATTTACAGACGCTGGAACAGCAATCAATTGTGTTTTTACTTCTGCTAAGCTCGACTTTGATACCATTAACCGTAAATTCATGTATCGCTTATCTATCATAGGCGATGTTCCAGATTCTACAGGAACTGACATAGCTGTATCCGTGCAGTGGTCAGATGATGATTACAAGACATGGAGTCCAGCTCGTACATTAAACTTTAATGCTGACCTTCCTAAGATTGACCAGCTTGGACAGTTTAGACGTCGTGCATTTAAGTTGTCATATACTCTTCCCCATCTTCTGCGTTTAGAAGGTTTGGAAGTGGACATTAACAAAGGTAGTATCTAATGGCTGGAGGAGGTTTACCACCACCACCCACGAGAGCGGGAGCTGGAGACTTTGCTTGGACAGCATGGTATAACCAGCTCTACACTCTACTGAACACTCAAGGTTCTGTTTCTTGGGACCTTGTCAACAAAGCAGGCAGTTCAATTGCTGACTTACAGAATAAAAACCACAACCTGTTAACTGCTATACAGGGAGGTACTTCTGGTGAGTATTATCACTTAACTGCTGCTGAACATGCTACTATAGCATCTACAGATACTAAATATGGAGCTTTCCATAGTTCCACAACACAAACACCTGCTGCAATTAATACAGCGTATGCTATGTCTTTTGATGCAACTGATTACTCTAACGGTGTTACGTTAGTTAGTGGAACACAGCTTAAAGCCTCCACTGCAGGACTTTATAACCTGCAGTTTAGTGCTCAATTGTCAAGTACAGATTCCTCTATACATGACGTTAGTATCTGGTTTAGAAAGAATGGCACAGACATTACTGCTAGTAATAGTATGGTGTCTGTACAATCAAAGCACGGTGCAATTAATGGTCAATTGCTTCCAGCATGGAACTTTTTTGTACAGCTAAGTGCTAATGATTATCTTGAAATTATGTGGAGTACATCTTCTACAAACGTTTCATTACAGGCTACAGGAACACAAACATCTCCAACACGGCCTGCTACACCATCGGTAATTGCTACCATGGACAGGGTACACGCATGATTTACACACATCTTATGGATGAGGATTTACAACAGCTCTTGGACATTTCTGAGCAGATGCATCAAGAGGCTCCTCATTTTAAAAACAAAAAGTTTGACCGCTCTAAGATGAGCAAGATATTGTTAGCTACTAAAACTCATTCTAACAGAATGTTCCTGACCTATTCTAAAAACAACGGTGTCATCGAAGGTGGCATCCTTGGTAGAATTAGTGAGCAATACTTCTCTGATGAACTTACGGCTAGCGACATGGCAATGTTTGTAAAGCCAGAACATCGTGGTTCTATTTTGTTTGTCCGCTTATTCAAGAACTTTGAGAAGTGGTCCAAAGACAACAAAGCAACCTCAATCGTCATCGGTCACACGACTGGTATTAACATGGACAAAGTACAGGGTATGTATACCCGTTTAGGATATAATAGTATGGGATACGTATTCAATAAGGAGATTGCATAATGTGTACAGGCGCAGAACCGTTATTGTTAGAAGGTGGAGCTGAAGCTCTAGGCGGAGACATGCTCTTTGGAGATATGCTTGCCACGGGTGCAGGAGAAGGCTTAGGAGCCATGGGCTTAGGCGACGCTGCTCTAGGCTTAGGTGCTACAGACATGAGTTTGGGAGCCGCAGGTGCTGGTAACTATTTAGCTTCTCTTGGTGGAGAAGGTTCTATATTAGGCTCAGAGTTTATGAGCAACCTTGCTCCTTTCTCTCAAAGTGCTGCTGATGTGGCTTCCATTACAGGTAATGCTGTTCCAGGACTAGAAAACAACTTAAGTGGTTTTGAAGGCATTCCAGAGTCAGGTGGAATGACACCAACACAAGAAGCTATTCCAGGAGTTAGCCAAGGTAGTAACACAGGTCTAAGTGCTAAAGGTTACATGACTCCCGAAGGAACTATAGCTAGTTCTACAATTCCATCAGAAGGGTTTGCTGGTCAAGGTCTTTCTAGTCTAGGAAATATTCCTGCTAATGGTGGTCTAGGCATGCAAGGCACTATGGGTGCTGGTACAAGCTTAGGCTATGGTAGTGAAGGTTTAGGTTTAGGTGCTCCTTCTGAAGGCATGTTTGCTGGTGCTGGTCCTACGGCAGCTTCATCTTCTGCATTCTCCTTAGAGAACTTAATGAACAACCCTATGGGTGCTGTTAAGAGTGCTTATGATACAGTGTCTAAGAACCCAATACCATCTATGTATGCTGCTGGTAGTTTGTATGACATGTATGCTAAGAACAAGATGGCTGCAGCACAACGTGGTATGTATAACCAAAACCGTTCAGACATCATGAACACATATGCTCCAGGTTCTCCTGAGTATAACTTGTTACAACAACAAATGGCTCGTGCTGATGCTAAAGCTGGACGTAACAGCCAGTATGGCACACGTGCTAATGATCTTGCTGGTACTATTGCTAAGCTTCGTATGGGTGCTTTGGGCAACCTACAGAGTGGTCAGAATGCTTTGGGCAATCAAGCATTGGGTAACCAATATGGAATGTTTAATACTCCATTGGCCCTTTCTATGTACGCAAGTAAAACGTAAGGAAACAATATGGATTTAAGTTCTATGTTCCAGAACCTAGGCCCCGCTGGTGGGGCTATGTTGACAGGCATGCAAATGGCTGATGCAACAAATGAGCAAAAGTCACAGGAAGCCTATCGCAAAGCTCAGATGGAAGACATCATGCAGCGTACCTCTCAACAAGCAGAGATGCACCCATTAGAGCTGCAAAGCAAAAAGCAACTGATTGAAAAAGGTACACAAGACCTTGAAAAAGGTAAAGTAGATTTAGAGAAATCTAAGTATGACTTAACTGTAGGTAAATTAGAGGGAGCTGTTAAAAAAGTAGATGCTTATACTCAGTTGTTAAACGCTGCAGCATTACAGCTACAAAACATTCCTGTTAAAGCTCCTGGTGATCCTACAAGACATAATTTCTTAGCTAAATTTGCTACAGATAATGGAATAGATTTAAAAGATCCCGCTATTCAGGGACTAATTCAGCAGACAAGTGCAATACCTGCTGATAAACTTCCAGAAGCAATTTTAGGGTTTTCAAATAAACTAGCCTTATCTAAACCAAATATTGTAGCAAAACTTGCTGAGATTAAAGAACAAGGTAAAAACCAAATAGAGGTTGCTCGTATTGGTGCAGCCTCTCGTGAAAATGCTGCTGCTGCTAAGAATCAACCAGGAATGGGTTTTAAAGAGTTTAATAAACTACAACCTAAAGTACGCATTTCTGTTATTACTAAAGCATTAGCAGATGGAATTGATCCTGTAACAGGCTCTGAACTTAAAGAAGATCAGCGTGCTGGGTATGCAGAAATGTTACAAAAAGATACTGACACACTTAATGCTGTACTTGCTTCTAAGCAACCGCAGGGAGTTGTACCACAAGTTGAGAATGGAAAAGTTAAGTTAATTAACAAATCTCAAGCACAGGTTGGTAAAACTAAAAGTGGTGTTGCATACACAGTATTACCTCCACAATAATAGGGAATTTTTATGGGTTATAAAGTTCAATTTGAAAATGGTCACACTGTTGAGTTTGATTCCAAACCATCAGATAGTGACATTGATGAGGCGTATGCCCATACACAGTCTTTAGTTCAACCCAAAGAATCTCTTTTAGAAAAAGCAACCGGTGTAGGTGAGGGTGCTTTGAATGTTCTTACAGGAATAGCTGCCCCAATTACTGGTCCCATTATGGGCGGTCTTACTGCCCTTAATGAGGTAGCTGCTGGACGATCTGCAAAAGAACGTGTTCCTTCATACGAATCTTTAATAGAGAACGCTACCTATTCTCCTAGAACAGAAATTGGTCAAGACATTGCCCAAGCTGCGGGAGAATTTACTAACCGTTATTTGATCCCTATTGCTCCTATGTTAGGAGTTACGGGTGTGGGTAAACTCTCACAACCTAGAGCTAAAGCTGTCTTAAGAGAAGCTCCTGAAGTCAAAATAAACCCTCAAGAACAGCGTGTAGCAGAGCTTAAAGCTCGTAAGGTATCTACCCCTGGACCAGAAGGTTTTCAACGTCCTGGACAGGCTCTAGACGCGTTTGAGCGGCAAGTTAAGGCAGAAGAACCCATCTATGTAAATAAAGAGGGATTTGCTACCCAATCTAAAGATCTTTTAGATGTTGCTCAACAACAACGCGATCTTTTAAATGAACGTCTTACTGAAGAACGTAAAGCTCAAGAAGCTCAAAATTTTCTGGAAGCAGAACAAATGCCTATTTTTGACCCTGAAGCAGAAATGCATAGGGCATATACAGACATTCGTGCTGCAACTAAAGAGGGTGGAGAACGTGCCTTTACTCGTAAAGAGTTTGAAAAAATCTTAGAAAATTTAGCTGAAAAAGAAGATCCAAATGCCCGTAAGGGTACGGGTTTTAGAATGCCTCCTCCTGAAGAGATGGATGCAGCCTATGCAAATTATTTGCAGCATTTAGATGAAAATCAAGGTAGCTTTTTTGACATTGGTTCTCGTCAAGAAGCTTGGCAAAAAGGTCCTGTACCAGAAGAGCGTCAGTTTTTTCCAACAGAACGTGAAGGCCATCCTTTCATTGAAAACATTGAGCAAGCTAAAGACACTAAGGAATACGAACTTCGTAAAGAAATTGATGCAGAGAAATCTGTTGCTGCTGGCGCAGGTGTAGAAGTTCCTAAGTTCTCTGTAAGTGATTTCTTACGTAAGAACACTCTGGGTGAAATAACTTCAAAAGAACCTTCTCCTTATGCTCGTGCTGCTCAAGAAGCTTTATATCAAGAAGATCATCCTTTACACAATCACCCTGTTTTTGGAAACAGACTTTCTGATATAGCACATACTGGAATTGAAAGTCCAGAGCACGCTATAGAACTTGTTTCTAAAAGCAAAGACGTAGCTCAAAACAAAGTAC